CTGCCTTTATGGTCATTGTATATGGCTTTACTTTTGAAATACCATTTTTGGTCTTGCGCATATAACTTGCAATTTTAACCGTTCCGCCCGTTCCAACCCCGCCATAATTTTGCAAATTGGCATACGGCAAATTTGTTCCCGCCCATGCTTCTGCGGTTTTTTCGCCGTCCATTATATCGGGTCGCATGCTATTAAACAATTTGCCTGTGTCCCGCAATGGCTTCGGGTTTTTGTCCTGTTTGCCTGCCCTATGGCGTTTGACAAACAAAGTGAACGGACTTAATGGTTTCCAACCCAATTGCTTTTGGCGTTCGGGTTCGTCAATATTGCGCTTAATTACTTGAACCATTTTTGTTGCTATTTTCAAAAGAACGGGGCGCATATCGGCAACCCTTTTTTGTTTTGTGTCCAACCATTTGCGCGTGTCTTGCAAACTTTTTGCGTCAATTTCAATATGCATTTATCGTAAACCAACAACGTCTTCGCTGTTGTTTGTGTCGTCCGTCACGTCGTTCCAACTTGAAGAATTATCAAGCGTAACCAATCGGCGCGTTCCCGACGTATTTATGACAACTTTGAAACGGCTGTCAATACCGCTTTTTTCCAATAATGTCCCGTCAATGTTCAAAATTTGTATTTTGTTTTGTTCTATTTGCGTCAATAAATCCATTGCGGGTTGAAGCCATTTGTCAATGGGTTCTGCGTTGACTTGGCTTGGAGAATTGCCTTGATATAAATCTCGGGCAATACAATACCGCGCATATAATTTTGTTATATCCCGAATAAGCGGGGCTGTGTCCGTTCCCTTTTTCAAGTCGGTATCGGCATAACCAAATTGATATAATTTTGCTTTGACAAAATTACTTGCTTCTTCAATTCTTATAAATATGTCTTGGTCGTTCCAATTGGCTTGATTTGCTCCCAATTTGGTTGTAAATATATGCTTAATTACGTCGTCTTTATTGCAAAAGACAATTTCGTAATTTATCGGGTATGGTTGTGTCATTTTTTTACCTTACTATTGCCTGCCAATTTATAATATATTGGCTTCCATTTTGGGTCTTTATTGAAAAACTTGACGTGCCAACATAATACAAAAATGAACCGCCTGTCGAATTATAAACGTCCGTCAACATTATACTTTTTATTTCATTTACGCCGTTCAATATAATGTCGGGATTGAAAGTATATGAAGCCGTTGTGCTTCCATATATAATATATGCGTCAGATTTTTTTGTTATATTTTGACTTACATTATCATATCCATAAATATTGCCCGTTGAAAGTGTGACGGCATTTATTTTGTTTTCTTGTGCATTGTTTACACGGACAATTTCCGACATTGACGACTGAAAAACTGAAAGAAAAACAATAGTATTGCTTGAAGTTATCGGGTCAAGATAGTCAAGACGCTGACGGACAGTATTAAAACTACCAGCAGGTCTTATTCCTAAAGTCCCTTCAATAGCCGTTATACACTCTTTTACGTCGTTGCCTTTGCGATATGTCCAATATGAACCTGCACTTTCGGGATAATTATTAGTATCATATTGTGTTGGGTAACTTGCGCCCATGCCGTCGCCAATTTCATTTGTGAACAAATTTGTCGTCAAACATAATACGCCAATTAATAACAATAATTTTTTCATATTTTTTTGTTTTGAATAGGGGCCCTTTCGGGCCCCATGCTCAATCCTATTTTTTGAATTTCAAACTATTTCCTGTCGTAAAAAAAAGTAATCGTTGACAATGAATTTGCAAGAGCGTTATCGGCATATACATAAACATTGGTATTGAAATTTATCTGCCTAACCGTGTCGGTAAAAGAAATAAATTTGTCAGAACCTTTGCTACATAATACCTGAAAACGTTGCGTTCCCTTTGCGCCCCCGTCAACAAATGTTAATAGTAAATCGGTTGTTGAACAAGTATTGACAACATATATGCCCTGAGCATAGGCCCCGCTTGCATATATGGTTGTCCCGCTTGCCAATGAAACGCTATTGCTTGAAATTGCGCTTGAATATGTTGCGCCTGAACAGTAACCCAATGATACGGTCATGAATAATACTGCTAAAACAAAAAGTAATTTTTTCAATTTATTTATTCCCCCTTAAAATTATAGTCCTGCAATGGTCATTAATGCCCCGCAATCCTTTGCCTGTATTTTTGTGTCGTACTGGTCGCGAATCTTAATATAATCGGCTTCTTCGGGCTCCTGTATCCAACGCTGAACGAACGGATATCCCTCGCGCCTGTATGTATAACCAAATGACAACTGTTTTATGCCTGCTTTCGGGGTTATATACGCAAGAATTACTTTTGCGTCGTTCCAAATTGCAGTCCAACTGTCAATGGTCTGTCCCTCTTTTGTTGCATATAAAGAACCGCCTGCAACAAGCAAATTGTCAACGTGAAAAATTTCTTTCAAAATTTCGTCGGTCAACTTTCCGCCTTTTGTATATTTGTAGTAATCCAAAAGGACAGGGTGTCTTAACAACATATTTCTCACTTTGCGTGTCAAAATAAGTGTGTTGGCTTCCATTGTGCTGTCGTTCCAAATGGTTTCCCGAATTGTGTCAATGTCATAAACAGGGTCGCTGTTTTTGAAATCTGACCAGTTTGCAGTCGCATTGACTACATGGCTTGTTGAATAGTTTGACGCGGTCAATACTTTATTGGCGACGCGCTGTTCATACTGAATAAGCATGCTGTCGGTTACTGCTTCGGTTGTGTCGGCTTCGTAGCGAATAGGTTCGTCGGCATTGTCCCTGTCGTTCCATACTATTTCGCCCTCTAAACCATAATCGGCGGTCAAGTATGCGTCCTGCGAAGTTACTGTCCAATCAAATAAATGCGCCCTTTTTCCTGCGACGTAAGTATCGTCAATTGAACGTAAATTTTCTTTGCCGTAAATTGCAATTTTGTTTGACTGTTTTTTTACTGTAATGACAGGCAAAATTTTGTCCGCGATTAACATCTGCGGTCTGTATGCCTGTGAAACGTTTGTTAAAAACGTATCAATATGGACTGACTGTGCTGTTGGTTGCATTTTTTTAATCTCCTGTTTTTAGTTTATGCTATATGAAAAATATGAACGTCAATTTCAATTATGTCGTTCAATACGCCCGACTCTTTTGCAAAACCAATTATGTAATTCTGGTTGGTTCTTGAAACGGCAACGCCTGACGCACCCGTTGCTACCATGTCGCCTTTGGTTATCACGCCACCACAAATGACTTTGGCGCCAGGTCCGACGCCGATTATTTTCGCAATTGCGCCTGCTTTCGGATTGTTTACAAGTACGCCGACAGGTCTTTCGCCCGCGCCACATAAAACAACGCCCGTGCTTCCTTCTTTGACAATTGAAAAGATACTGCTTGACAAATCTGTGCTTGCTTCAACCACGCCCTGCGTATCGTTTGACGCATTATAATTTGACTGAGACATATTACTTGCCCTCCGCTCTTAAAATTTTAACTGCTTTTATTCCCGCTTCTTTTAATGAAATTTTCTCGGCTGTTGCAATTTTGTTTGCCAAGACGGACAATTCAACATTGTTAAAATTGCGTATCCTGTTTTCCTTGCTTATTTCCGAAAAACTTTCTTTTTTGGCTTTTAATTCTTGTTCTGAAAATGTCAAATTTTCCATTTCGTCATTTCCCCCATTATTTGATTTTGTCAATTCGCCGAATATTACTCTTTTGCTTTTTGAAATTTCCTTTAATAAACCCATGAATACGTCAAGCACGGGTTCTTCTTTTTCGCCGAACTTTACGGCCGTATTCATTTCGGAAAACTTGGCAACAAGCGTGTCAATATACGGGTGTAATGCGGGGACAATTATGTCCTTTTCGCTTGCCTTAAATTCCTTGATTATATTGTTAAGTTTTTCCTTTTGTAGTTTGATTATTTCGGTTTGTAATGCGTTGACTTTTTCGGTATATTTGGCTTCGCTTTCCTTTGTTGCGTCCGCCTGCCTTGTTGCGTCAATTTTTTGTTTGGCTTCGGGACTTACGCCATGCGCATATACCCAACCACATAATGCCTGCGGGTTATCCGATTTCGCGCCAACACTTGAAACGCATTTGTCAAACCATGCCTTTGGCGGTTTGTTGTCGTCTTTCATGTTTTCAAATTCGCTTTTCTGTTCGGGCATTAAATCCTTATATGAATTGCAAGCCATGTCAACGTCTTCGGGTGTCCATGTTGACGGGTCTTCTGTAAATTCGCCCATTTTTTTAGGTTCTTTTTTGGGCGGTGTTGTCGGTTCGGTCGGTTCGGGTTTTTTCGGCGTGCCGTCCGCGTTCAATTCGGGTTTGACGTTCTGTTTATTGTCTTTCATATCTTCATGAACGGCAATGCATTTCTGCTGTCCCTCATCATACTGAAAACCTTTCGGGCAAACTTTTTGTTCGGGAACGTTTACTTTTGCGCCGACTTTTGCAACGCAAATTTCCTTTTCGGCGTTCCATGTATAACCGTCGGGACAAACCAATGTGTCGGCTTGAACGGGGTCGGCATACTTCTGCATGTTCTTTTTGGCAATTATTTCCGCAAGTTTTTCCTGTGTTATTTCCTGCGTTTTGTTTTCGTCCATAAACTTCTTGATTTCGTCAATGCAACACGGATAAATTTTTTCCACTTCTGCAAGTTTCCACGTCATAGAATTTGCCTCCAAAAGATTTTGTTCCTTAAATATAATTTTAACGTCGTCGTTTTTTTCGCTGTGATATATTATCCCGCCATTGCCTTTGACTGCGGGCAATTCTTTTCCTTCAAACGCAACCGCTTTAATTAATTTCCCAATCGGTTTCTGCGTTGTCGGGTGAACGAAATTCATGTCCAATTCAATGCTTGTGTTGTCATATTTGCGGGACAAAATTGCGTCATAATAAACTTTGTCAACGTCAATAAAATCGCCGAACAATTGGTCGCCAACAATAAACAACCTTGAAAGCCAACCCATTGCGCCTGTGTCAATGTTGAAGTTATTGGCTACATGCCCCGCCGTTGCGGGCGCTTTAATAACCCCGCCGTTTAATAACGCCTGCGTATTATCCCGCATTTCAACCATGTCGTCAATGCTGAAATTAATACCTTTCCATTTGCCTACTTTGAACAACGGAACGGCGTTCAACGAATACTTTGTCTCAACTTTTCCCTGCGTTTTCATGTTTTTTTCCTTATGCGCAAATTTTAGCATTAATGCTTTTTTTTGTCAACCCCCGATTTTAAGCGCTTTCAAAAATTTCTTTTTATACTGACGGGTCAACGGTATTTCGCCATATTTCAAAAAATATTTCAATTCGGACATTGAAAACGAATTTTTAAGCATTAACCACTTATTGTATATTTGACATGACTTATATTGCCAAATATTACAATCCATTAATTTTTTACATTTTAAGCATGGGCTTTCTTTCATTTGAAAAAATTCATTCCATATTGTTCATCGCCAACTTTGGCTTCTTCTAACGCCTTATCAATACCGCCTGCGTCGTTGTCAAGTTCAAACCCTTTGACCTGCGCAATGTTTTCCTTTAATTGCGCAACGGCGTCTTCAATGCTATTGCCCAACCCAATGACCGAACAAACCGAACTGAACCCCGCCAAT